AGTACTCAATAATCAGGCTACTTTCCAACAGACACTGAAATGATTTAAAAGAAATGTGTTCAATTGGCCTGAACTTTGAGTACTCACGTATGCGCGTTCCTTCGTTAAGTAGTGGGTGCGAAATTGCGCAATTTTGTTCGCTACATGGGGACACCGTCACTTACTACTACTACTAACGCGCTTACGTCAAGGCTGCGACCCAAAAATGATTCAAACCGATGGCGCGCTCATAACAAAGCATGAGCGCATATCGACACGCATCCCGCTTGTTTCCCGGCACCGCGGTTTGGGTCTCCGACGTCGATGGCTTCGTGTGGGTTGCAACTGAGCCCGAGGCACTGTCCGAGACCGACGAGCTCCACGTATCGTGGGTTCGATGGACGAGTCGCCGCGGTCGGCATCGCATCAGGTTGACCTACTGGGTGAGGACCGACGTTCAGATTCAATCGACCGGCCCATATTCAGATGCGACGCACATTCACTGGACGGAGCCATCCACACCACCATCACCACCGCATCGTCTGCCCCCACCCGATGCACCGAACCGTCCCGCTGGTCATTCACGACGGAGCGTTCACACAGCGCACTGTGCTCGTCGATTGACGTTCGACCAAGAGTAGCATCGCGACGTCCACTCCACCGCACCGATGAGAAATACGAAATACGAACCCACGATCGTAAAATGAAACGCTTCACAACTTCAGCTTGTAGCGAACAAAAAATTGCGCAATTTTACCCATCCCAAACGAAGATTTGGAAGGCCGGACAAACCTTTCAGACTGCGTTTCCCGGTGAAGCACTTTTCAAGGGCGTGAGTACATGATTTAGGCGACGAAACGTTGGAAAGTGCTTCCCAGGGTTCTGAAAGGTTTGTCCGGCCTTCCAAATCTTCGTTTGGGAGCATAAAGTTTTCTTTCAAAAAAAGACGGATAAAGAATGGGTGCGGGCATGCCATCTCGAATGCTCGAACCGAATACGTACGTGAATGTGTACGTGGCCAGTCGAAAAGTGGTCGTCAGACAAAACTCCTATTGGGACCATGAAAACCGTCATCGGGAGGATACAGTATACGAAGTCGTCCACGGAACGTATCATATCTATGGTCGAAAGGTCACGCAGCCAGGCGATGAACGCAACGGCGGGACTTACGCATCCAGTGCCGAGTTGATTGCGGTGGTGGATGAGCGTTCGGACAAACAAGCGTTTACCCACGCCGAAATGAGAAAGGACCCTGTGTCGAATGGCTATTACCTACTTTTGACCCTGACCAACGGCAAAATCATCCGATTAGAGTTGGATAACGTTGGTAGCTCGAGTACCGAATCGTCCATCTGGTTGGAGCACTCGTACGACGAGAGTCGAGAACTCATCAAAGATTTGGCACGAAGAGATGGACTAGAAGTCGATGTGATTTCAACCGGCGGAGGGGCGGCTAGGAGTGTACACGAGCGGATGATTCGTGCATGGGAGGACAACAAACGACGCCCTCACCAGGGGCGTGTCGTGAATCCGCTCACGGGGCGTTGGATTACGATGCATGGTCCGACCTTTGACCGGATTGAAGCCGAAGTACGGCGGTACTGGTCAGAACATCCGAAAACGACCTTGTAACGCTGAATGGTACTCTACATTGAGTCTACAATGTCTACATACGTCGTGCCTGCACCCATGCGTCGTGCGTGCACCCATGCGTCGTGATTCTGATTCCTTGCGAACCTTTGTTATTTAGAGATTTTCGTGGCAGGATGTCGCTTCGAGCCTTCGACCCATCCACAATTCGGTAGACACCCGCATGTGAGTATCCATGCAGCAACGGACGACTGTTCGTTCGACTTTATCCCTCCCAAACGAAGATGTTGGATGGAGGAACAAAAGACGAAATCCAGATTTTCGAAGGTCATCGCGAACATGTAGTGCGATGGACGGTCGGACGAAATGTTCAGAATGCGTTTTCGAAGCAGTTTTACCCCTCCCAAACGAAGATTTTGGAAGGAGGAACAAAAGATACATGCGGATTTCGAAGGAAGTACCTTGTCAGGGGTGAGAACTCGATTTGGGCTACGAGTCGTTGAACATTCAATCAAAAATCCGCATTTCATCTTTTGTTCATCGTTCCAAAATCTTCGTTTGGGGACTCAATTGGGAACATGAAACTGGTTAGTATTGCGACGAACCAAAGTGCGTACAAAGACTTTAACGTTTTTACCGCATGATGCGCCCGCTGATTCCCACCGCAAACATTGTGGAAGGACGAACAAACCCGGTTGTCAAACCGTTAGGATTGAGTTGCCGACGTCTGTTGCATCATGGATACTTAAACTCCGTCGTGTCCGACCACGCAAAGGATGCGTGTAGCACACAGCCGTGAAACGTCACGACGCCGTTCTTCATACCCGTCGACCAATTGGCTATGAGTTTCCTTGTGGTGACGGAACCTAGGTTGTCTACGACGAGTGAACTCTGCCCGGATTGCTGGTTGCTAACGTAGGCGACTACGACGATGCCGCTGGTTGGGAGAGGCATCGGTGGACGTTCCGATACGATACCATCCGGATGGGCCACCGCCCACACACCGGTATTTGGGTTGTAGACGATGCCCGGGTCGGGTTTTTGGCCACTGTGTTCAAGGAACGTCGCCAAAGACGTCTCTTGCTTCGGCAACTGCGAGCAATCGATGCGAAGCGTAAACAGCACGTTCGACTTGGACATGTCTTCTTCTGTAATCTGACAGGTAGTGATGTTGGTCGCCGGATCGCCATGTGGGAAACAACATTCCCGAGAGTTACCCACGCCAGATTGGGCAGTGACTTAACTACGCTTCATACATACTGAGTGGGATGTTATCTTCGTTAATAGGCTTGCCCAATCCTGGGAGGGCAATATTGACACGTCGTTGCCGGCGATGATGTTCGATTTGCGCAACAATTTTGTGCTCCCCAAACCTAGAATCGACCAAAAATTGCGCGTCGCTCAGAACGAACTCCTCGGCCTTCCAAACGTTTTGTATGGGGAGCATAAAATCATCATCACTCGTTCATCTGTCGAGTTGACACATCGTCATGCTATCATCATCCTGTGACTTTTACGCTCCCCAAACGAAGATTTTGGAAGGATGAACAAAAGACAAAATCCGGATTCGAAGGAAGCACTTTTCAACGATTTGTAGCCCAAATCGAGTTCTCACGCCCTTGAAAAGTGCTTCCTTCGAATCCGGATTTTGTCTTTTGTTCATCCTTCCAAAATCTTCGTTTGGGAGGCATAACTTTGACAGCAACATCGTCGTTATTCCGAGTTCCGACCACAGTGGCGAGCCAAAAAGTCGCACTTTCGGGCGTCGGGTAAACAGCGTATGAAAACGTAGATAAGAACAATCGATAACAACAAAAGCAAGCATTTGGGAAGGTTATAATGCATCGTTTTCCTACCAAAATGATCCGGGGCAAAATCATTGCTTTTGTTGTTATCGAGTTTTCTCATCTACGATTTTCATGCCACTTTCGACCGAGGCCTGGAAGTTCGACTTTTTTGCTCGCCAAAATGATTCCGACTCGTTAATGTCACTCCAAGCGGTGAGTTCTACAAGCACATAGTTGCCCACACGGCTCGTACGCACGCCCTTCAACACGGTCGGTGCGATGCTCTCTCATTTGGGCTGCAAAACGTTAAGAGTGCTTCGAATAGTGGGTGCGAAATTGCGCAATTTTTTGTTCGCTACATGGATATTAGGGACTCGACTGGAGCGAATGCGACCTGCCCGGTGAGACGGTTGGTTCGTTTCAGTCGCTTCGAGCGCTTCGAAAATGCATTCTGAAATGTTGGTTCGGCCGTCCCAAATCTTCCTTTGAGGGGTAAAGTTGAGTACTAACGCCATCTTCTGCGAGCTCGCGAGCTGGTCTGCGAGCTGGTCTGCGAGTCGTGCGACCAAATTGATTTAAAACCGCCATCGGATACGTAGAGAGCAAATGGAAATCAAGGAGATCAAGGCCATTACGTTTGGCGTGGCATCCTCGGCCGACATCGTCTCGCAGTCGGTTTCGCACGTGTTTGTCCCAAAGCTGTCCATCAACTTTGACAAGCAGAAACGCGAGAACACGGTGTACGACCGGCGTTTCGGGGTGATCGACGAAAGCACGTGCATCGTCTGCAAGCAAAAGCAACTGAACTGCAACGGCCACTTTGGGCACATTAAGCTCCACTACCCCGTGTGCAATCCGCTCTTCTTGAAGCAGCTGTTGATGCACCTGCGCAACTTTTGCATGGAGTGCGCACGATTGCTCGTGAAGGTGAACGACCCGAGCCAGAGCTCGCCGGCGGAGGTGCTGGCCAAACTCGCCAAGCTCGAGACGTGCGAGCACTGCAATCACACCAACCCCAAGTTCACCATCCACGACTCGCAAGTCTGCTACATGTACAAGAAGGAGGCGCGGCAGCCGTACAGCACGCACCTGATGCTGGAGAGCGTGGACAAGTTCACCGACGACGACCTGCGCCTGATCGGCTACGACGCGTCGTCTCATCCGCGCAAGATGATCATCGTCAATCTGCCGGTCGTCCCCACGAAGGTGCGGCCCTACGTGTCGTCGACGTTGATGGTGTGTGACGACGACCTCACCGTCAAGTACGTCGAAATCGTGAAAGCCAACGCGCGGATCCTCAAGTGCATCGAAGCGGCGCAGCCCTACCAGAAGGAGGTCGCGCATCTCGAGTTTCACATCCGCACGTTCATCGACAACACGCAGTGCAAGGCCAAGTATATCAACGGCCGGCCCATCAAGTCGGTCAAAGAGCGCATCAGCGGGAAGCAGGGGCAGCTCCGGAATCACCTCATGGGCAAGCGCGTGAACTTCTCCGCCCGGACGGTCATCGGCCCCGACCCGATGCAGGATTGCTACACGCTCGGGTTGCCGTACGAAATCTGCGCGATTTTGACCAAGCAGGTGCGCGTCAATCGTTACAACATCAAGCCGCTCCAGGCGCTCTGCGACGCCGGCGCGATCTGCACGATCACCAAGAAGAACGGCATTCGCACCAACTTCCAGTACTCCCAGTGGGAGAAGCGTGGCACGCAGCTCTTCAACGGCGACGTGATCGTGCGGAACGGTCGGAATATCCCGTACGAAGGCGCGATGACGTTACGGCCGGGCGACCACGTGCTGCGTCGCGGGGTGTTGCTCGACAAAGTCGAGTACCCCATTCGCCGCGACGTGATCCTGCAAGACGGCGACGTCGTCGAGCGACACCTGCACGACGGCGACGTCGTGCTGCTGAATCGCCAGCCGACGCTGCACAAGGGGTCGATGATGGCCTTCCGCGTCAAGCGGCTGCGCGGGAAGACGATGCGCATGAACCTGTCGGTCACGCGCTCGTTCAACGCCGATTTCGACGGCGACGAGATGAACATCCACGTCCCGCAGAGCATCATCGCCGAGACGGAGCTCGCGTGCCTGTCGGACGTCTCGGAGAACTTCATTCGCCCGCAGACGAACAAGTGCAACATCTCCATCGTCCAGGACTCGCTGCTGGGGATCTTCCTCATGAGCAAGCACCTCGACGCGCTCGACGAGTGCGACTTTCAGCAGCTGACCATGTGCATCGAAGGGGTCGACTACGGCGCCCGCGTCGCAGCGATGCGGCTGACGTGCCGGATTTATCAGGTCGAGTTTGTGTTCAACGCGCGCAACCTGCTGTCGTACGTGCTGCCGGAGCGGCTGTCGATCACCTACGCCAACTCCACGTCGAACTTCGACGACGCGCTCCGCATCCGCAACGGCGTGATCCTCGACGGCACCCTGCACAAAAAGTCGCTTTGGTCGTGCCACGGCTCGATCATGCAGCAGATCTACATCAACCTGGGCAATCGCGCGGCGATGGACGCCACCCACCGCCTGCAGTTGGTCGCCAACGCGTGGCTCTTGGGCCACGGATTTACGGTGGGGATACGCGACTGCATCCCCGAGTCGGCCGCCCAAATCCGGCAGCACGTCGACTCGACCCTCATCAACATCGAGACCATCCAGCAGAACCAGAAGATGACGGAGCAGATGATCAACGCCGAGCTGAACAAGGCGAAGGACGGCGGCAACAAGATCGCCAAGGACACCATCGCGCCCGACAACGCCTACCTGCACACCATCTCCTCGGGGTCGAAGGGCGACTGGGTGAACATCACGCAGATCTCGGGACTCCTCGGGCAACAGAACGTGGGCGGGCAGCGATTCCAGTACGTCTCGTACGACGGGCGGCGGTCGTTGTCGTGTTTTCCGACCGCCTTTGATACGACGTCCATCGACGGAATCAAGATGAAGTACCAGTCGCAGGGCTTCGTCGAGCACTCCTTCCACGACGGTCTCAACCCCGTCGAGTTCTTCTTCCACGCCGCGTCGGGCCGCGAGGGGATCACGGACACCGCGTGCAAGACGGCCGACTCGGGCTACATTCAGCGTCGAATGGTCAAGATGCTCGAGGACGTCGCCGTGTACGCAGACGCGACGGTGCGACACTGCAGCGGGCAAGTGGTGCAGTTCATCTACGGCAACGACGGCATGGACCCATCGCGCTTGTACCACCAGCACGGCCGGAAGCAGTTTGCGGACGTGCAGTACATCGCAAACGTCCTCAACATGGAGTACGCCCGCGAGTGGGTCGCGGCGACCGTGTAAGCCGGCGTGGCCTCAACTTTGCACGGCGGTCGGGTCCGTGCTCGGGTAGGCGATCGGGTCGGCGTGCGGCGTCGGCCTGGCGCGAGGCGCCTCGATATCGGACGCGAGTGGACTCTCATCCACGTACGTGCGCGATTTGATCGCCTCGATGTCGTGCAGCAACTTTTTCGATATGGCCACGTTGTTCTTTTCAAAGATGGCGATCAGCGATGCGGTGCAATGGAATGCGATTCCGACCCACATCAGCACCTTCATGTCGCTGCCGGTGGCGACGGTGGTAATGAGGATGCCGGTCGTCTGCATGATATGAAACAGGTATATCATGCAAAAGTTGCATCGATTCAAGAAATGACGCATTTTGATGAAGCCGCACAAGTCCCGGACTTGGTTGGTTTGCAAGATGAGCTCGATTTGCTTGTCCACGGTTGGACAATCCGCGCTCATTTATGGGTCTTTTTTTACAGATGCACAATTATGCTCCCCCAAACGAGGAACTGGGAAGGAGTAACAAAAGATGACCTGCAGATTTTCGAAGCACTTTTCAAGGGGCGTGAGTACGTTTCGGGCTACGAATCATTGACAAGTCAGTCGAAATCCGCAGATCATCTTTTGTTACTCCATCCCAAGTCTTCGTTTGGGATGATGGATGCATTTAGTTGACTCAACTCAAACGAAGAGTTGGGGAGGTCGAACGGGCCGTTCGGAACGTCTTTTCGACGCACTTTTCAGTGGCGTGAGTACTCTATTTGGGCTAAAAAACGTTGAAAAGAAAATGACGATGCGATATGTTGGTTTTTCTGGGATGCTACTATCTTTTGTGGACAACCAAGATTCTTGTGTAACAATCGTGAAAAGGCAGGTTTGTCAAAAAAGGGGGATGAGTGGCACACGCCTGAATCCGTCCAAGACGGACGTGTACGTCCCCCAAACGTTTACAGAGTGAATGTACTCGGACTTGATGTCATTTGTTTGGAAACGCCCGTTGGACGGACTATGATGAAGGACCATTGTGGCCACAATGTTAAGGACTCGTTACCGACGCCTGGACTGCACGCCTCATCGAAATGTGCGTCGAGTCCGCGGTCGACCACGCAAAATCAACAGGATTTGTTTATATGTGTTGCGTGCATCACCCGAATGAATGCGCATGATTTGCCGGGTGGTGGACCGGACCTATCCTATAACACACGAGGGTGCAGATTACCAGGTCGTATGCAGGGGGGTCCAACCTGACGTGTACAGGCGAGGGCGCATCGGCGTTTGCACGCGGCTGCGTGTTCGACCAGCAGCTGCAGACCGTGATTTCCCGGGAGGATCCCCGCTGGATTCGCATCATGTCCAAGATCGGACGCATCCTCATCCACAGGGGTCTGTCTGTACGACCAGCATAGGCGCCCTGTCGACCGTTGCTCGAATGGTGCACGGACAATGCCTACTGCGAGACATCCATTCTTCGGTCGTTTGATATGCTGTCTTGTTTTCTTGCCACTTGCAATAATGTGACAAGAACAATCGCAAGCGATCCATCCAAATGTCAGGGCTACGTGCAACTACGGAATGTACAATTTTGGTACAGTTTTGTAATGAATGGAAACTATATCATGATGATGTGTCTGTCGAAATCACAGGATGATGACACATTGATGAGCTCATGATGATGTATCTGTCGAAATCACCAGAGGAGCATGTTTAACCAAGCGGTGTTAAATGAACGAAGATTTGGGAGGTGTAAAGTATGGGGCCTGAAATCTCGCAATTTTGGTCGCCACACGGTCTCCGAATTGATTTCAGGTTCGCCCTCAGTCTTTGCGACCATTTCTATGTCGCTGTCGTCTTTTCACGACATCCCATCCCAGCGTACCATTTTTATGGCTCCCAAACGAAGATCCTTACTCGCGAAACGAAGATTTTGGAAGGAGCAACAAAAGATGAAATCCGGATTTTCGAAGCCCTTTTCAGGGGCGTGAGTAATCGATTTTGAGCCAATGACGATTGAAAAGTCGGTCGAAAATCCGGATTTCATCTTTTGTTCCTCCTTCCCAAATCGTCGATTGGGGAGCATATGTTGATTGATTACTTCCTCTGCGACAATGGTTGTAGTGACTGTCCTCTTTTTACACATCCGACCCCCGTGACCCATTCACAATCCTTCTGTTCTTTACATCGCACTTTATTAAGTTTATGGCAGTTATATTTCTGCATCATTTGCCATTCCTCACGGCATCGACATTTCGAAACGTCCCAAGGAAATAGAGACAGGCTGAATGATTTGGCCTCGTGGAAAATGTCTCTCATATTAACTACATTAGACACGTCCCACTTCTTGAGTTGCTGGTTGAACAACTCAGCCCCTTTAAACATTTGGATCATGTTTCTAACATTGGAAACATCCCACTTTCCTAGTGGCTGGTTGAACGATTTGGCGTCGTAAAACATGCTTTCCATGCTCGTCACGCTTGATGTGTTCCACGAGCCGATATCGCGGTTGAAAGCTGTAGCGCCGGCGAACATTTGCTCCATTGTTTCCACGTTGGAAACATCCCACCTAACGAGAGGCTGATTGAACGACTCGGCACCGTCAAACATGGACTTCATGCTCGTCACTCTTGATGTGTTCCACGAGCCTAGATCGCGGTTAAATGACGTAGCGCCTGAGAACATTTCAGGCATTGTTTCCACGTTGGAAACATCCCACTTTCCGAGCGGCTGGTTGAACGATTTGGCGTCATAAAACATGCTGTTCATGCTCGTCACGCTTGCGGTGTTCCACTTCCCTAGAGGCTGGTTGAAAGACTCGGCACCTATAAACATCGACACCATCGTTGTCACGTTGGACACATCCCACTTTTCAAGCGGCTGGTTGAAAAGCGCCGCGAAGGTAAACATTCCACTCATATCATTAACGGCACTTGTGTCCCATTTTTCCAATGGCTGGTTGAAGGCCACTGCACCAGTGAACATCCCACTCATGTTTACGACGTTAGAAACATCCCAATCGCTAATATCATCGTTGAAGTCCGAACGCACCGGCATTGAATCATCGTCAAGCGCAACATATGCCTTATCGTAGAAAAGGTAGCTCATGTCAGTCACTCGACTAGTGTCCCAGCTACCGATTGAGCCGAACATGATCGTCGTATACACACGGTCGTGTTTCCACGAAACCACTGCTTCACGTAGCGTGTCGTTTGTGAAGACGAAAGATTTATTTGTGTATGCAACCACGCTAGATGAATGAAGGCCTACAGAGGAGTGGGAGCGCTGGTGAGTGATGGATTGGTGTGGCGGTTGTGATGGACGCCTGCCTTGTTGAGTTTGATGCTCGTGAACACCAGCATGCGCCTTGGGTAGAAGTAATGGCATGTAGTCGCTCTCAGTCTTCCACTCCGATATGGGTCCGAATTTTCGCATGGCGGCGGGACGATCTGTGCGCCACATTTCGACCGCCATGTGGAGTTGTTCGTTGGTAAGCGGAACGACCTCAACGCGACGCTCGCGCTCGGCCCAAGTTGCCGTCCAACTCAAATGGCGACGGTCGGACCCACGCGCCGTTTCGGCTACGAGCTCAGAGTCCGTAAGCGGGCGATTGGTGTAGGGGCGCCGATTGGTAGATTGGCACTCGCTTTCGTTTGCCTTACACGTCTCTGTGTTCGGTATGCACGGAGAATGTGTGCTCCACTCGGTTGTGTCCGGATTGAAACGCTCGTTAGAGCAGTCTTGAAAGCCGTCGGGACAACTAACACTGCTTACAGCGGCGTCGTAGAACACTCCGTCGTAACACACAATGTGAATATGAGGCTGTTTGATTGTTCCAAATGGAACGTCGCTGGTTGGCATCTTGTCCACGTGAACGTGGAGGAACACATCACACTTTGACCGCAGTAGTTCGACTAGAACAGACACCTCGTTCTCGGTTGCAAACGTGTCCTCCATCACCGAAGACGCCATGTGCTTCAGGTATCGCTTGGTGATTGATAACGGAGTGCCGTGTGCCGTCCACCCCCCACCTCGTGTATCTTTTTTCAGTTGAAGTGGATTCCCGGCACCGACATGGTGTGCGGACACATACTGTACAAACGCTGGAAATGAATCGGTGTATTGGTCGACTAGTTCTCTTTGCCGAATTGGGTCCATTCCAGTCCATCGCCGGAGCATGGCAAGCACGCTTTCGGTCCACAACGGGCTCTGAATAATTGCCATTTTAAGAGCGTCTACGCACACGTCTTCCGATCGCGTTTGAGATGGCACGACGCCAAGCGAACTCGCAGCACGTCGTGCAAGTCCATGTGTCTCAAACATGGGATGTTCAGACAATGCCGCAATGGTTGCGTTGTAAAAACAATTTGCATCCGGATTGATTGCGAGTCGTTGGAGGCGTCTTTTAAATGGTCGATGGACTCTATTGGAACTTCCTGCGTGCATATTTAAATGATCGGTTTTAGGATTAGACTAAAAGTTTTTTACGCTGACTCGATGAACTCGCTCTCTGCGGTTGACTCGCTCTCTGCGGTTGACTCGCTCTCTGCGGTTGACTCGCTCTCTGCGGTGACTAACTCGCCTAGTGGTCGCGAAATTGCGCTATTATGTTGTCGCTATTAGGCGTTTGCAGGGCCGTTGAAACACTTTTCTATTGTTAGTGGACAAAATTAAGTACTCACCTGAAAAGTGCTTCGAAAATCCGCATTTCGTCTTTTCTTCCTCCTTCCAAAATCTTTGTTTGGAGAGCATAAAGTTGGAAACAATCATCATGCTATCATCTTGTGAGTTCGACAGACACACGGACAGGATGCACTGATATCGTCATGTTATCATCATCTTGTTCTCTACTGACACATCATCTCCTACGTCATCGGCTGCATCGTAAGCGCAAATGCAACGCATGGCGACCGACACTGCACGGCGTAACCGACTAGGTAGCGGAGATGCTAATAACAGGCTAGTATAAATGTACCGATGATGCGGAAAACAGCGCCGATATCTATGCTCCTCAAACGAAGAGTTTGAAATGTCGAAAAAACCTTTCAGAACGTGCTTTCGACGCACTGTTCAGATATTCGTGGCCCAAATCGAGTACTCGCTCCCTTGAAAAGTGCTTCCCCGGGAAACGCATACATCCCATGTGGGAAACAACATTTCTGAGACTTACCCACGCCGGATTGGGCAGGGACTTTACGACAAGCCATGCATACTAGGCAGTATGTTATCTTCGTTAATTGGCTTGCCCAATCCGGCGTGGGTAAGTCTCGGAAATATTGTTTCCCACATGGGATGCATCAGGGATGAAGGTACGCGAACACCGTTACCGACCGAATTGTGGCTAAACAACCGCACTCACTTGCACCGACAATGCACATCCTCCGCCAACGGCGTTGCGTGTGCGGACGATGAGTGGCGCTGGCCCGAAAAGCAAGAGGACCTCGACTAGTACATCGTCATGACATCATCATATTGTCATCTCCGACATGCATATCGGCATGCTATCACAATGAGATGTCGATCAACGCGCGCCCCTTTAACAAGACTGAGGCCATGTTTTTCTACGAAAACAATCATCATGCTATCATCATCTTGTGATCTGGACAAACACATCGTCGTGCTGCATCATCATCTTGTGAATCAAGTTTATCCCTCCCAAACGAAGATTTTGGAACGATGAACAAAAGATGAAATCCGGATTTTCGAAGCACTTTTCAAGGGAGTTAGTACTCGATTTGGGCTACGAACCACTCAAAAATCGGTCGAAAATCCGGATTTCATCTTTTGTTCCTTCTTCCAAAATCTTCGTTTGGGTTGTGATCATGCTATCATCATCATGTGAGTTCGACCGACACATGGTCATTGCTCTGGACTGACACATCGACATGCTATCAATGCCTATCATCCTCATGTGATCTCGACTGACACTTTTACAGTGACACATCTTCATGCCATCATCATCTTGTGAGTTCGACAGACACATGGTCATTGCTATCATCATCTTGTGCTCTCGACTGACACATCATTGTCTTGTGAGTTCGAAAATTGAATCGAAATGCATATCGGCATCTTATCACAATGAGACGTCGACTAACGCACGCCCACCGACAACGCGACTCGCACGCACGCTCCTTTAACACGGCTCGTAACTTTACCCCTCCCAAACGAAGATGTTGGAAGGAGGAACAAAAGGCGAAATGCGGATTTCGAAGGAAGCACTTTTCAATGGATCTTGGCCCAATTTGAGTACTCACGCCCTTGAAAAGTGCTTCCTTCGAAATCCGGATTTCATCTTTTGTTCCTCCTTCCAACGTCTTCGTTTGGGGAGCATGAAACTCACAAGACAATGATGACGTTGCATATATATAGCAGAACGAATGCGGGGTTCGGTGAATACCAGGCCAGTCTGCTAAAGTCCACATTCATCCCACCATTTCACTTGAAAGTGATGGTTGAGAAGCGACTCTTCATGCGTGCTCATGCAGAGTGTGTGACCGCGTCCGCAAGGGAAGGTCCTATGACACTTTCGACAATCGCAGTAAAAGGAATCGAGAATCACGTCGTTGTGGTGTCTATACAATGGATCTTGGTCGACCCACCCTAGCATGTGCTTCAACCATTCGACCGACTTGAACTGCACGAACTTCCACGACTGTTCCGGTCGTGGAACATGGTCGCTAGGGTCGCTAGTCGAATGGAAAGCGTCGCTCAAACCGTAGAAACACTCCTGTAATCGTAATTTTACCCCTCCCAAACGAAGATTTTGGAAGGCCGAACAAACATTTCAGAACGCATTTTCGAAGCACTTTTCAAGGATGTGAGTACAGGATTTGGGCGACAAAACGTTGAAAAGTGCTTCGAAAACGCGTACTGAAATGTTTGTTCGGCCTTCCAAAATCTTCGTTTGGGGAGCATAAATTTTGCAATGATCCTTTCAACTTGGACGCTTTCGTCGGCGTATCTAGACCGCATGACCCGCATGGCTTCGGTGCGTAATTTGGAGGATGCTTGTGCGCATATGCAAAGTATTCGGTGTTGACATACGAGTGAAATTACGAACTCTAGCAAGTCGTGGTCCAATTCGCCTAGCATCCCTTGGACTATGTGGATTCGATCTCCAAGTCCATTTCATTTTAGATCATTACGTGCAAGGAGGTCGCAACTCGATTGCTGGTCCGCATCTACAATCAGCAACTCCCCCAGTGCCCCAGTGTTCCCAAACGAAGATTTTTGGAAGGCCGAACCAACATTCGGAACGTCTTTTCGACGCACTTTCAGTGGCGGTATGGCGAATAAAAGATGGCGCCATTTCGCACCCACGACTGAACGAACGAACTTGCAGACGTGAGTACTCAACAATCAGGCTACTTTCCAATAGACACTGAAATGATTGACAAGAAATGTGTTCAATTGGACTGATCGTTGAGTACTCACGTCTGCAAGTTCGTTCGTTCAGTCGTGGGTGCGAAATGGCGCCATCTTTTGTTCCCTACATGGGCCCGTGTAGCACTCCTTTATTGCTCTTTCACAAGGTGGCTCTGACATTACTAGGGATTGGCGCGTTTGCACGTTCTAGTGGCATTCAAATCCCATCCCAGCAATGGGTCAGATTGTCCGCCGGCTAGCTCAGAGCAGGTTCGCCACACGGATTCGACCGTTGTTGCACACTAGTTCGATCGGCACACATATAACATTTACCCCTCCCAAACGAAGATGTTGGAAGGAGGAACAAAAGATACGAAACACTTTTCAAGGCCGTGAGTACTCCGTTTGGGCTACAAATCGTTGAAAACTCAATCGAAAATCCGCATCACATCTTTTGTTCCTCCTTCCAACATCTTCGTTTGGGGAGCATAAAATTGTTAGATAAAAGCATGAATGTGTACACAAATGCGCTCTCGCTCCAGAAACAAGCATGCCTATGGCATTTTTCTCTCTTGATGCATTTCTTCAACCGCAGTTTTGTCCAATCAAACGAAGCATACTACAACCAACAGCCATCCAATGGCATAGAGAAGAGACTGATGAGGACGGTTTTTTCGATACGATGCTGGATTTGGTCCCCCATGCACGAGTAGGACTTATCTACGAACCAATCAAGCAGGACGTGATGATGCTTCTTCTCATGTCAATCATCGGACGACTGTGGCCATCATCGCCATACCGATTCGCGCGCGAGCAAGACTACATTGCGACGATGAGGTCGGTCGATTTTCAGTGTACTCATACGACGCTGAGCGCGAGGCAGGTGCTAAACACCCTTCTCGACGACTACTTCGGCTATGCTCTCGTGACACAACTGAGGCACAGGCATGTCATTGATGCACGATATTTGCAACAGTTTGAGATTCGTCCGCACTACTCTCCATTGGATGTGATGGTTGTCTTAAATGGCGATCTCCATTTCGATTACTGTCGTATCAATGGTGTCAAGCGAACCGACGACCTCGCTATTCGGGAGTGCATCACAGCAGTGTTTACCATGGCGACATTAGATAGGCACCTGTTCAACATCCATCTGCTCATTTCAGACCAATTCAACATGCTACTAGCGAGCGGCCTACCACCCACCCATCCGATGTATCGTTTGTTGATGCCGATAGCGCACTCGCCTTACAAGGTAAGCGAAATTGCCAGCATCTCTCTTCTCGGACAAACCGGCGTCTGTCAGTGGTTCAACTTCACGAGAAAAGGAATCGGCGAGTACCTTGCGCACGTGAAGTGCTCATTCCGGATTCGGGATGTGGTCATACCGAACCGCAGACTGCATGGGCTATCCACCGTGCACAAACACAGCATCATCTGGTACAGGTGCATTCAGCGCTTCGTCGGCCAATTTCTGTCGATTCAAAACCCCGAGTCGCTGGAATGTGACGACTTTCTGCACCAATTGAAGGCGACTTACCATGGGATAGTCGACGAGTCCCAATCGAAAAGCACCAACCTGCGAGACATCTGTACGATGATGCTTTATGCCTGTAGCATCCAACACGAGCTGTACTCCAATCCAAAATTTATCCCTCCCAAACGAAGATTTTGGAAGGATGAACAAAAGATGAAACTCGGATATTCTAAGCACTTTTCAAGGGTGTGAGTACTCGATTTGGGCTACGAACCATTGAAAAGTCAGTCGGAAATCTGGATTTCCTCTTTTGTTCCTCCTTCCAAAATCTTCGTTTGGGGAGCATAAAATTGTCGAAACTAATCACGAATCCCTTTTGTCTATCTACCACGTGGAAACAAAACGACAGCACGGCGCTCGCCGATAAAATCAACAACCTCGGCGAGCAACTCGAAGTAAACTTTATTGCGACCGTCACTGCCCATGAGGGCATCCGACTGGATGACGTGCGATGGGTCGACATGTGCTGTGTCTCACACGCCGAAAAGCGCATTTACAGAGCGTTTCACCTGGCGATAGCACAGTTGGATATTCCCGAGGATGCGATTTTACACCCCAAAAACATCAGTTCCAGCGTGAGGTACTAGCAACATCATGGACATTGGTCGGCTCCCGTGTGACGAGCAAAAAAGTCGCACTTTCACGCCTCGGGTAAAACACGTATGAAAAAAGTAGATAGGACAAATCGATCACAACAAAAGCAATGATATGGTTTAATTAATTAATTTCAATGTACGCAGCACAACTCTACTTGTCATTTTCATTACCTTTTCATGGGTTTTCCGACCCAAATCCTTACTTTTGTTGTGATCGATTTGTCTTATCTACTTTTTCATGCCACTTTCGACCGAGGCGTGAAAGTGCGACTTTTTTGCTCGCCACAATGGTCGGCTCTGTGCTCTTCGGCCACAACCGCCCCTCCACCCACCGCAACCGCACAAACACGATCGTCGTACATACCAGCCAGACGTAAATTTCCCAAAGCGGATCGCGAGTCTAACACTCACACCCGTCTCCAGTGTCTCTCCACCTCGTAGGCTCCCTGCAATGCAGAGTCTGCATCTCATACTCCAATTGGACAATTCGCTGTCCAATCGACTGCATGCTCCCTGTACGATGCTTGTCGGTCAGCGCATGCAGTTGCCCCCTGATTAGGCGCAGTCGTCCCTCCTGCTCGCTGTGCATGTCATTGATGTCAAACACCTTCGGCGGGCCAGTGATTTCCATTGTGGCGAACAAAAAAGTCGCACTTTCAGCCCTCGGTCGAAATGAGTAGGGAAAACGTAGATAAGAACATCGATAAGCACAACAAGCAATGATTTGGGTAGAAACGTTCATGAAAAGGCCATGAAACAGACAATCATAGTCATTTGGATGCATGAAAACTCCCAAATCATTGCTTTTGTTGTTATCGAGTTTTCTTATCTACGATTTTTATACCACTTTCTACCGAGGGCTGAAAGTGCGACTTTTTGCCTTCCCCGAAATGTTCGGCGAGATTCATGCTCCCCAAACGAAGATTTTGGAATGATGAACAAAAGATCGGTCGTGCATTTTCCAGAGCACGGAATCCCCGATTTTATTTCGTGCATGCGGGCACGAAACTCCGTTATCTGACCAAAAAGGGGCATCCAAAATCGCTCTGGCATTTTCTGTGTATTTTGAAACAAGTCGTCGCCCAAATCAAGTACTCACACCCTTGAAAAGGGCATCGAAAATACACGACCGATCGTTTGTTCTGTCTTCCAAAATCTTCGTTTGGGGAGCATAAAATTTCGGCGAAATCCCCGAATCCAGATTCATCGTTTACCGGTCCACACGCATCACGACGGCAGGCTCTGCACGGCGTCGCGGACTTCGGTGGCCAGATGCGCCAGTCGCTGCATGTGGATGACATTCCGCATCTGCGTGTCCGACCACACGACCCAGTAGCCCACATCCTTGAACAAGTCAACGCTCAGACAGCTCGGTGTAAACGCGGCGAGAAACCCCGACGCGGGTTCGACCTTGAACAGCCGATGATGCCGCCACAGTCGCTCGATGTACGCGACGGTCGTGGCCCCACTCGTGTACTGGTCGTCGATTGCATCGATGTCGGGTATCGTGCCGATCGACCTCGCCGTCACAAATCCCACCGCCGTGCCGGGGGGTCGGCTGACGATTTCGAGTCGGAAGAATGGGACCATCTCGTTGGAGATGTTTGCGAAAAACGTCCGCACACGCATGGTCGCCGAATCCGCATAGTCCGGCGGCGGGGTCCGGACGGGCCTGGGAAGCGCCGGTCGAATCCTCCGTGCGACCGCCAGGATGGCGTCCAGCTCGTGGTCGAGCAATTGCGCCCGAGTCCACGGATTGACGACGGGGCGCGCCGCATCCAGCCGACTCTGCCAGTAGCGGACAAAGTCGTTTTGCCCCGGGCTCTCGCTGCACGACAGGCAGTACGCATCCCCGACGCGGACGATCGCCCGAAGGAGCTCGGCGGTGCTCATCGCGGAAAACTCGTTGCTGAACGAATCGCTATCGGAGTCGGCGTGGTACGACCAATACCGAACGAGCCGTCGGTGCAAGTCGGGGGTCAGCGGGTCGACCCCGTCGAGCCCGTCCGGTGGCGGCTGAAACCCCGCGACGACGAGGCCGGTGGGTAGGCTGATTTCGCCTCGTTTGTGGGCGTCGTGGTAGGCGTCTTGCAGCGCCTCGAGTTGCGAGACGCGGTCTCGCGCGGTTCGTCCGACCCGACCGTACAAGTTCCTCAGCTGGTCGACGACGCGGTTGTACCGCGAGAGGTGAAACGCTCTCCGGGAGGCGTCCGATCGGGCCTCTCGGTCGGTCGTCGCCTCGTAAGATGTGAGAGATGGGAATAGCGCATTTTCGGGCCGCGCATGCTGCCAGCAACACTTTTGGTGTCGACAAGTCGCGCGCTTACACTGCGTCCCGAATGATGTTGCACAAACGCATCTCTCACATCTGCCTCGCTCGTAAGGCATGTCGTGCGTGAAATAGTCGAGTGCTGGCTGCAAATAGGCCATGTCTTTTATGTACGCGTTTTACGCGAACCTTTTGGAATTGCCAGCCGCCGTTTTGTCTCGTCGACGCCGCACGGCTCGTCTTTTCCAATAAAAAAAGAATAATAAATGCTCCGTTCTCCTTTTTTTGCGACTAGACGTCCCGAAAAGTTTCTTTCGGCCTCGTCCAGTAGCATCGCTGTTCCGTCGTCTCCATACCGCGATTACCACCACCCTGGAACATTCGGCGGTCGAAATAACCTAGTCGGGTGTGCGGTCAACCCCTCCAGTAAAACGCGCCGCTGCCATTCGGTCGCCATCGAGCAGAACGACCCCGATGTGTGTGTCCGGTCCCCGAAGAATCGCTGCGTGCGACGGACTGAGCCGCGTAAGTGCGAGTACTACCAGTCGTCTCCCGAGACTGCGCGCTGCCGTTCGACGCAGAGCCCGACGCAGGAACATGACCGGCGTTGTTACGTCTCGCCCGTGAGCAACCGATGCACGTTGGCGGTCAAGTCCCCGCGCAAGAAGCGCGCGTCGAAACGAGCTGTCAAGTCATCCCCGCGTGAGCAGTCGGTGCAAAGTGGCGGTCTGTCGCCGTCGACTCGTCGGTCGCCTTCTCAACACGACGACAAGCTGAATAGCCCCCCTCAACCAAATTACATCGGTGGAAAGTGGGAAAAGGTCCCTGAAAAAAACGCAAAAAATTACTCAAGTATCAAGCAAAGTCTGCAGAGGACGCCCGTCAGTCCGTCGCCGTCGACTCGTCGGTCGCCTTCTCAACACGACGACGATCTCAATAGCCCTTCTCAACCGGATTACATCTATGACCCGGGCTATGTCGGGATTTAGTGGCAGTTTCGTAAGTGGGTTTCCTACTGCCAGGTTGGGTTTTATATTGTGACCACCAGGAGAATCGTAAGTCCGTTATCGGTCGTGATCACTTTATGTGATTTATGCTCCCCAAACGAAGATTTTGGAAGGCGGAACAAAACTTGTTACAAAAGATGAAATGCCTGCCCCCGGCTACTAGCGGCTGGCTCGGTGCGACTTCACCAAGGGTGCTCTTCGTCAACTTTACCCCTCCCAAACGAAGATTTTGGAAGGATGGACAACAGATGAAAATGCGGATTTTCGAAGCACTTTTCAAGGTAATGAGTACTCGATTTTGGCTACGAACCGTTGAAAACTCGATCGAAAATCCGCATTTCATCTTTTGTTCATCCTTCCAAAATCCTCGTTTGGGGAGCATAAAGTTGGCGATTCGAGATTTGCATGCGAGCGTGTTTGCATATCGTGCATGTGATAGGCTTGCACCTCTCACGGTCAATGGTGCGAATCAAGCTCTCGCCATCCCGGTCCCGATACACGCGACATGGTACCTGCTCGACGCCGGCGTCTTTGCGCGGTGCATTGGGGGCCTGAAATTGCGCAATTTAATGCTCGCTTCACGGGTGTGAGTGTGAGAGTGTGTGAGAGTGTGTGAGAGTGTGAGAGTGTGAGAGTGTGAGAGTGTGAGAGTGTGAGTGTGATTGTGTGTGAGAGTGTGAGAGTGTGAGAGTGCGAGAGTGCGAGAGTGCGAGAGTGTGTGAGAGTGTGAGAGTGAGAGTGTGAGAGTGTGTGAGAGTGTGTGAGAGTGTTACTGTGACAAACGCGCACACAAAAGTCGTATACATAAATATGCACGACGGTCATCGATCACCGCCGACCCGGGAACAACAGTCATGTCTGCCCTCCGCATCTCCAGGAGCTGCAGCGACGGCGGGAGGAGGTCGATCAGCTGCTCGACGGTCCCGTCATCGAGTGGCGCGGAACAGACGAACCGGTCCGTCGTGTGAGAGTGTGAGAGTGTTACTGTGACAAACGCGCACACAAAAGTCGTATACATAAATATGCACGACGGTCATCGATCACCGCCTGGTACCCACACGTTCGCGGTCGCGTCCCGACCACGTGTCAAACACGTCCAACGCGAGTCTCGGTTTCCAAGGCCATCGGCCTCTTCCAAGTCCGTCGCTAGAACACGGCGCTCTTCTTCGTTGCGTCGCGGCGGGGGTGGCGCGTGCACCTCCTCGTCGTCGCCGGCGTCGGCGCAGTCGCCGTCGAACCGAGCGTGGCGGTTCGAACCAAGCCTGGCCGGGGACATCCGCACGTACGTAATCAACGACGACTACTCGGATTTCACCGACGTTCGGGCGCTCGGCCAATCGGGGACATACGGCGCGTTGTTTGCCGCCGAGTTGAAACACGACGGAACCGCGGTCATTTTGAAGCGATACGTCAACTACCAAGAGGCCGATGGGCTCAACGATGACATCTTGAAGGAGGTCCTGCTGTTGCAGCATCTCAACGCCCACCCGGAGACCAAGACGGTCAGGCTGTACGGCCTGGCGTTCGGCGAAGGGGCGCTCTACCTTGTCATCGAGCCCCTCACGTGCGACCTTCGCCATCTGATGACGACCAACCTGCGCCTGGATAGTCACCAGCGTCGGCTCTTGTTGTTCAGGATGCTTGGCGCGTTCAACGCCATCCACCAACTCGGGATCGTACACAACGACATCAAACCCGCCAACATCATGCTTCTACCGTCGTACTCGTCGACATCGTCGACCCCATCGGACGAGTACGACGTGCGCGTCATCGACTTTGGCTTGGCGGATTTCGTCGGAATCGGCCCAACGCGACGCATGTCGCGACACTACGTGTGCACCGAGAAATACAAGGCACCTGACGACCGGAACACCGACGTGCAGTACCGCTCGCGCGACGGATCGCACGGCCGACCCGAGTGGAAATACCACGACGGCAATCGCAAGTCGTTCGTGAGCGACGTGTACTCGCTCGCCGTCACCATCATCAACGTGTGCTTCCGCCACGACTTTGACGTTCAACTCCACGCGGACGGGATTTACGCCGACGGTAAACTGGACGGGAGCATGGAACTGCCCGACCGATTCGGGGCCGACGGCTGCGACCTGCTGCGCAAAATGCTCGACCCGAGCACGCGGACGCGCATTACGTGTGCGCAGGCGCTTCAGCACCCGTACTTTCGCCCGATCGTCCAGTGCGCGCTTCCCTTGCGGATCACGCTGCGTGGCGGTGGTGGTGCAACCTCGACGTCGCGCAACTTTGGGCCGTTTGTCCACCGGCACGAGAAATATACACGAGAGGACTACGTGGACGGGGTGCACGAGCTGGCCTACATGGAGGACATGCACATGCACTACAAGGACGACGTGATTCCGTGCGTTTCGACGGGCGCGAACCGCGCGAAGATGGTCCAGTTGGTCCGTTGGCTACTCGAGATGCTGACCGACGGCTCGCATGGGGCGTACCCCGACTATCCGCTACAGCACGACAGCAGCGATGGTCAGCCGGTGTGCCTCTTCGAAACGCTCGACGTCGTCCTCAACGGCGCGTCGCTCGCGGCCGTGGTTCTGGAGGGCGGGTATTTCGACGAGTCGCCGCAGCTGATCGGGTTGGTCGCATGTCGCATCTACGCGACCATCTTCGAGTACGTCCCGGCGACCGTGGGGGCGCTGCGACGACGATGCGACGAGCGCCACACCGACGCGCAAGTGCACGAGTGTGGCGTGCGAATCGTGCAGTATTGCGACGCCAACTTCCGGATACGCCCCGTCTGGTTGCATTTGCAGTACATCTACCTCAAACTGAAATACGAGCAGGACGCGCGGGTCGCGGTGTTTGCAACCGAGCGTCTCCTGCGAGATGCGGTCGAGTTGCTCTGCGAGTACTACACATTCGCCGTGTGCCCGCCCGTCGACTTTACGATATGGAGCGTGGCACAGTACAGCATGGCGCGGGCTCTCGCCCAGTTGCTCCACGTCGACGTCGAGTGGCTCGTCGCCAACGCTCGCATCGACGTCCTCCACATGCCCTATTTTCAGCAAATCCACGACCATTACCAGAGCGCCACTCCCACGGACGACTCGAAGCGGGTCGTGTGAAGATGTGCATCTGCTCTCAACTTCGATTCACAAGACGATGAGATGATGACGATGATGTGCATGTCGAGTCATTGTCGACTTCACAACATGCTAGTGACGATGACGTTTCTGTCGAACACTCGAATGTACATGCTGTCATAATTAAGACCGGCCTTCTTCCGAAATCGTCGTTTGGGGAAACATTAACTTTATGCTCCCCAAACGAAGATTTTGGAAGGATGGACAAAAGAAGAACTCCGGATTTTCGAAGCACTTTTCAAGGGCGTGAGTACTCGATTTGGGC